ATAGCTAGGGGTACTACTACCCTGACTTCAACGCTAGAGACCACAAACGGTGTTACAGAGCTTCCTGATGGATCTGGATTTGCTTCTACGCAAATATTCCCGACAGCCATCAACGCTTCAACTGCCGTCGTTACAGCAACGAATACGCTACAGAACGGTCAATTCGTTCGAGGCACAAACTTCAGATCCACACCGGTCGCAGATGCAACAGGTATGTATGGTCTGAACAACCAAGTATTCCAAGTCGGTAATGTCAGCGGAAGCGCGTTCACTCTGTTCCTGCCATACACCAACCTCGGTATCAGCCCAGATTTAAGTGGTGAGACTGCATTCGTGAATAACGGAGTAGCTCAGTTCAACTTAATTGGACAGTCCCTAGGAACAGTCAACCCTGCACCGGTTTACCAGTACACACTGGGTACAGCTGTTATGGGTGCTGATGGTGATGTGATCTACATCCGCGCTATGAAGGCTAACCAAGTCACCGCCTTAGGCGATGTAGGTTAACCATGAATACCGAGCTGGGATTCGCGATCACGCAATTAGCCTCACCTTCGGCGATCAGTCAGACTGTGCCGGTTCAGGTGACTATTGATGATCACGGTCTTCAGCCGGGTCAAGTCGTGCGAGCAACGCGATTCTACGCGTTGCCGCTTTCTGATGCTACCGGAATGGAGCAGCTCAATAACCGAGCATTTGTCGTTCAGAACATAACTGAGAATACATTTGAACTCTTTGATCAATACGGGGAACCGATTGATGGAACCAATTACACAGCCTATGTGCCTAACGGACTAGGTCAATTTAACCTTACTGGGCCCGATCTATTCACCCAGAATTTGAATGTCATGGAGACATAATGAAAAAAGAAACAAAAAAAGATGAACCTAGCGCTAACGAAGCTCCTGTTGCCATTGCAGAACGTGCATATGATCCAACTGAAGAGCTTCCTACCAAGCTAGAGCACTTCCCTATCTATAACAAGTGGGCTCGCAAGAACAAGATTCCTGTGAAGTGTCCTACAGAAGATTTCTATCCAAAAATGAAGGTGCGCTTCCAGCGCTTCGAACAACCTCAAAACGTTTTGAAATGTCGCGTACGCAATAAAGATATCGACTGGTCAGGTCAACTGATTCCGGGATGCGTTTATGACTTGTGCATGCCAGTAATTAAATGGCTTACGGGATTGTCTGAACCTATTTATGCCGAAGTCAAGATTCAAAACGATGCCGGCGGGGGCCGATATGTCGAGAAGACTGAAACCAAACAAGTAGGTGAGCGCGCTCGATTCAGTTGCCAGCCTATGAGCTTTGAAGCCTAGGAGGGCATCATGGTCAAGTATGCAAGAGACATCATTAACATAATGAGATTGGCTACAGGAAGGATGGATGCATCGGATCCTCTGTTTACCGATGAAATCATGCTTGGCTATGTCAATGACTATTACACGCTGGAAATGGGTCAAGAGCTTCGTTTGAAAGAGAAGCGCACATGGTGGGAGTTCACTTATGGGCCTGAAAACGATAACCCACTTCCAGTCGATTTACAACAACCTTTTGGAACACCTCCAACCACACAGTTTACGACTATAGGGCCATACTGCACCGCTAATGGCTTTGAGGTCTTCTGGTATGAGGATCCAACTCAATTCTACGCTATCTGGCCAGAGACGCAACCTTATCAGCCTCAACGTCCTACATATGTGTTGTATTACAACAACACTCTGACTTGGCGAGGGCCGCCAGACCAAGATTACTTCATGAAAATCAACGCCTATCAGGTTGAAGTTCCGATGCTTTTGGATGATCCAATCCAATCGGACTACCTATGGCGTTATATCGCATACGGAGCAGCTAGAGACCTTCTTAACGACTATAGAGAATTCGACGTGGTAGCACAGAACGCGTCTGCGTTTAATGACTATCGCAGCAAGGTCTATGCGCGTACGTATCAACAACAAATGAATCAAAGAGCAACCCCAAGGTTTTAGATGACTTTTTCAATAATCGTACCTAATGCAAATCAAAGTCCGGGGTTATTTCCTACTCAGAATAACACTAACTTTCAACGCATAAAAGACATCGTTAATAACGATCACAACTGGACAGATTCAACATCTGCATCTCAAGGGATTCACAAGCAGTGTACGTTCATCAATAGGGCGACACCTGTAGGCCTCCCAGCAGGTAATGGAGTCCTTTATTCTCAAGCAGATACAACAGGCGCATCTCAACTTAGATGGTATAACGGAGCTAGCGACGTTCAGATCACCAATTCCGGAGAGATACTAATAGGTTCGGGTAGCGCAGCTCTTACGACTACGTCTACAAATATCTTCACAGTTCCCGATAACTCTTTTGGTTACATGTACTTATGGAGGAATGGTTCGCTCTTTACGGGTGCTTATATTCTATGGCAAACAGCTGGTTTTGCGATTATGCAGATGACGGCTACCTATCCCGGTAGTAGTGCATCTTCCTCAGGTGCGATTATCCCGATTATATTCGACAACTCAATCATCACTCAATCCTTAAACCTATTAGCGAAGACGTCTTCATCTAGTTTTAACGGCACTTATCAATACCGAATCTTCAAGGTAGCATAATGAGTTTTCAAGGCTACCTAATATCTAATTTCGATACCGGGTTTGATAGAGAGAGACAGCCTTGGCTCTTACCTGATGATGCGCAGTTTGAGCTGTTTGATGGTTTCGTCTATCGAGGTGTGTGGCAAAAGCGAGAAGGTTATAGCCAATACGCTACTGGTCAAAGAGGTGGCGCTCCATACTGCGAATCGAGAATGGTCAATAGAATCACAGCAGAGGCCTATGGAACGGGTAACGGAAGCGCAGGGCCATATACCTACACCTTAACAGAGATACCAGTAAGAAGGGGCACTGTAACGATTACAGCGGGCGGTCAATCTGCAACCGATAATGGATTAGGTGGTTTCACTACATCACCGTCTGGTGGTTCAGGATCTATCAACTATACCACTGGCGTGACCTCTATAACCTTTAAGAATTCCGTTGCAAACGCCACACCTATAACGGTGACCTATGATCAGCATCAAGGTTTTCCGGTGATGGGAGTCATGAACTTCTACACTCAACAAAATACGCGTGAGATGATTCTTGCGGATACTACATATGTTAACCGATATAACTCCACAACTAATAGACTCGATGATATCTCTCCAGCCGTTTTACTCACAGGTGATAAAACAAATTTCATGTCTTGGGTCAACTACCCTACTCCTCAGAATCTACAAAGACTCTTGTTTGTTAACTTTAAAGACCCTGTTCAAGCGTATGACGGAAGCACTATCACGCCTTATCCAATATACACTTCAAGCTTGCAAGTCACTTCAGCGAGCTTTGGCACAGGCAATGGTACACCGGGGCCATATACTTTCAACACACCCGCGAATACTGGAATAGTCCCCGGAACGGTCACAATCACCGCTACCGCTCAGACGGTCACCGATGATCAATTTGGCAATCTGAAGGGTGATGGAACCGGTACAGTTAACTATCTGACTGGAGCTATCTCAGTTACCTTCAATGCTAACGTAGCGAATATGAGCGCCATAACGATTACGTATAAGCAATTAAATACTCCGATAGATACAGCGCTTCATATCTTTCAATTCAAGGATAGGCTAGTCGTAGAATACACGATTGAAAGCGGCACTCAGTATGGACATAGAATTCGCGTATCTGGAACGGGCGCATTTGGAGATGTCTTTACTAATGACGCAATCGGCGCAGGGGTGATAGACATACCTGCGGATACCTTTATTTCTTCTTCAGACTTCAATAGAGACGATTTATTGATCTTCTTGCAGGCAGAGACATGGGTAGTCAAATACACGCAAAATGACGTGGTTCCGTTCGTTCTAGACCGGTTAGATGGAAGCAGGGGATCGCAAGCTCCTTATGGTACTATTACTTATTTGAACAGAACTAACGCACTTAGCCCTCTAGGCTTGATAATCACAGACGGATACTCTGTCGAAAGGGCAGATGATAAGATCCCTGAATACTCCTATAACGAGATTGACTCGGACAACTTTAATCTATGTTTTGCTGGATCTGTCGATAAAGACCGCGACCACTATCTAATACACCCTTCGATGGGTCAGGTTGAATCAGATAGGATATTAATAACTAACTACGAAGAAGATAACTATTGTATTTATAGAATCCCTCTTAGTTGCATGGGGAATTATATCGTATCATTTGATGTAACTTGGAATGATCTTACAATATATGATACTTGGGATTCGCTAGCGACTGTATATGGCAACTGGAATTCGTTCGCCTTCTCGAAAGGAGCTCCTATCTCTATAGGTGGCGGCCACGAAGGTCAAATCTTCAGGTTAAACGATATAGAGTCAGAAGACTATCCAGTCAACATTAGAGCTGTCACGATTATAGATAACGCTACACTTCAAGTTCAAACCGACTTCCAGAACTATGAAATAGGTGATTTCATCGTATTAGAAGCCTTATCTGGAATGACAGAGGCTAACAATAAGCAAGCACCTATCATTAATGTGATAGATGCATATACGTTCCAACTGCAAATAGACACCTCAACCTTCTCGACTTATACTTCAGGTGGGGTTGCGTCTAAGTGTATCATATTCGATTGTAAGACTAAGAAGTTTAATCCTTTTGCTAATGCAGATAAGAAAGTAAGTTGCGGATGGCTCTACTTTTATGTTTCAACAGCAGGTACAGACCTAACAGTCAATCAATCTATCGAGAATGCATTACAGACTAACCCTTGCGTATTAGAAGTTCCGGGACATGGTTATAGCGATAATACTCAAGTCTACGTCAATGGCGTACAGGGCATGACGGAATTGAATGGCAACTATTATTATATCACCATAATAGACTCGGATAACTTTTCTCTAGATAATATAGACGCAACTGGATACACCGCATATACCTCTGGAGGGTTTACTTCCACCCCTCAACAAGCTATTTTACAAGTCAGATGCATCTCTAACGACACAGAACAGTCCACTCAGGTATTTCCATATAACCCTTCTCCGTATCAGGTAAACCTATCGAATGCAGAGAGCGAGAATGGGATAAAGAAATGGTATAAACTTTGGATTAATCAGA